TACTTTTTTTCTTTTTGTTTCTTTTTTAAGCGCAGAAAATTCTTCAAAAAGAGAATTTAATTCAAAGTCACCAACCATAGAATCAAATTCTTCTTTTTTCTTTTTTTTATCTTCTGCTAATAATTTAAAAAAATCATTTAGTTCTGATGACATATTAACAATTCCACTTTCTTAATGATTTATTGATCCTTGAATCTGGATCATGTGCAGTTTTTGCTGATGTAAGTTTCTTTTTCATTTAATTATTACGATCTCTTAAATATTTAATTGCCATTTCTAGTGTATTTATATTATCCTTAAAATTTCCAAGACCTCTATTACAATGACTACACAGCATTCCTCTAAATTTTCCAGTTTCGTGATTATGATCCATAACTAAAGGATAAATTTTTCCTAAATGTTTATTATTTCTCGACCCTGCAAATTCTGACCCACCACATATATCACATTTATCTTGTTTTTTTAATTTTCTAACTTCGTCATCGGAAAGTTGACCTCTAAATTTACCTCTATTTATTTCACTCCTATAAGATGCTCTACATTTTCTACACCAACTATCTAAACCATCTAATTTTTTATTATGTGGTGGGAAACTAATTGTATCTTTTGATTTTTCTTCTTTACATTTGGTGCAAATTTTAGTATCCACTATTTTCATTCCTTTTCATTACATAAATATTTATAGAAATTAGCAATTCCATTTTTTTCTTGCTAATCTTAATCTAGAATTTGGATCTTTTGCTGCTTTTGGCCACATTTTCATTTGTCCAGCAGATCTTGAACAAAATGATTTTCTACGATTTGCAGATTTAGATCCTGGTTTTAGTTTTGAAGGTTTTGTCGTGACCGCAAGTGAGAGGTGTGATCCAGGATGTTCTCTACGGTAAGAAGCAATTCCTTTTTTATTTAAACCACCCTCAGGATTCTTTCCCTCTTTTCTTTGCCAAGCAGCGGATGCCTCAGACAATCCAAAATCAAATCTCCAATTAGAAAATTCTTCTTTATTGGTATCAACATTTTCATTGTCATTACTATTTTGTTGTGTTAATTTATTAACTGTTTTTTTAACTTTAGTTGCTGCCATATCTCCAACCTTTTTTCCAATAATATCGGCCTGCCATAGCCCGAATTCCACTAGAAGCAGCACCCCCAATAGCACCAGCAACTTCTCCTGCAACTGCTCTACCTACCATTCCTGCACCAATTTCACCTACTGCTGCAATCACTGGCAAAAATTCATGCAGATTACCTCTTACCTCATTTGCCTCACTCATAAATCTACCAAAGGTTTTCATATTATAATGAGCAACCTGAACTTCTTTTTTTGTTTCTTTCTTTGCAAGAGGTAAACTAATTCCTCTTCTAATCTGCTGATATTTTTGATCTATTTTTTCAGCAGCACCGGGATTACCTTGTTTTAATCGCTCAACATCTTGTGGAGTCATTCCTCCCAGTCCGGTAGTTTTTTTATTTCCAATTTCAAAACTAAGTCCTTCACCCAAAAGTTTACTTCCAATACCTCTAGATGCTTTTAATGGTTCTGGTTTAATAATATCAATAAATTCTGCATAATGATTTCCATCAGAATCTTCTATCGTTAAAGATTCTTTAAATCTTGGCAAATCTACACCAATAACCTTTTTTACCATTTCTTTTGGCAATTGTGCTTGTTGCGAGGTTGACATGTCACGCAATTTTTTTGCAGCACTACTGTTTGTTTTTGCTTGCTTTCTATGCTTTTCTGGATCTATTTTAAAACTTTCGGGAAAATTTCCTGGATGTGGAGTGTTTGGTGTATAATCTTTTCCTAAAGTAATTGGTCTTGAAAACATATCCCAATATTTTTCTCCATATTTGCATTCTTTACGAGTCTCATTCTTATCACATTTTGGGCAGTATCTTTGCATTTCTGATGCCTCTTTTACGGAAACACAATTTGGAACCATTTTTTTTCCTTTCTTTTTCATACCTTTTTGTTCATAACCATCCCAACAATCTTCTTTCATTTCAGATTTTGGTTTAATTCCTTTCTTTTTCATATTAATTGCAATTGCTGCTTGTTGTGCAAGATTACCTTCACTTACGGTTTTCCATCCACCACCAGATTTCTTATATTCTTTTGCTGCCCAACCATTTGCATAAGCACTAGGGTAAACATCAAACTTTGATCTTGCCTTCGCCTTCATTTTAGACCAAAGTGAAGGATTTGTCGGAACATTTTTTTCTTGAATGTTTTCTTCTTTGATTTGATTAGATACCATGATTGGTTTTCCTCCTTTTCCAGATCGATCAGATATTGGATCGTTTGTTCTCTTGTTCCTCACGGCATTTGCAATCGCATTTGCACCCCCCTGAGAACGCAATTGGCTTGCTTTCTCTTTGCTCAGACACTTTGGTTTCGGTTCGTTCGGATCTTCCTTTGCACATTTTCCAATCCTTTCTCCTTTACTGTTATATCTATCCCATCCACCACCACCAACTCCACCTTCACCTCCTTTTCCAAACCAATCTCTAAGATCTTCTTTCATATTCTTTTTTGCCCAAGTATCTGGAGTTTGATGATGCTTATCGACAAAATCATCATGAAGTTTTTTGGCACTCACCTTTCTTCTCTTCATAATGCGCCTCATCAAATTATCAATAGATTCATAAGATGCATTTGGCAATTCAACAATTCCTCTTTGAAGATCTGTCACTGCATCTTCTTTCATATCCTTAAACTTCTTATGCTCTTTTTTGGCAGATGCTTCCATTTTTTTCAAACGAGTATAATAATCTGGAATTTCATCTAAATGTTGAAGAGCAATATCAGTTGCTAAAACCTTATTTGCAGTATGTTCATGTTCAATAGGAATTCCCATTTCAAGTTGATTCCTAATAAAAGAAACATCAAGACGATGTTTCTTTGCAATCTGTTCAACTGATTTATGTGGTTTTAGGTTATCCAATATTTTATAAAACTAGTCCTTATTATTTAGAAAACCTTGCTTGAGTAATTTTTGCAATTCCGATGTTGACCCAACAAATACTGCATTATTGGTCACATTGTTAGTTGTTTTTGCCACATCTTCTTCAACTTCCTTCACTTTTTTATGAAGATCCATTAATTTGTCAGTTGTATCTGCAACACTTTTAATTACCTGTCCAGCAACTTCATATGCCCTTGCACTCCCACCTTCTCCTGCAAGTTCTAATATTCCATTAATTGCTTCCTGACCTTTTTCGATCAATGAATAAAGATTCGCTCTTGTGTATTCATAATCCTTTTTAATATCATTATCTGTTGGACTTATAACTTCAATTTCAGAAGATTTCTCATCAATACTTACAATACTGCTCTCAATATTGAGCGCCTTGTTTATGGAATCATAATTTGCCATATTTTACCTATCAATTATCAATTTGTTGTGTTGGACTATAAGATTTAGAGTTTTGGAAAAATTCCAAATTCTCACTAAATCCAAAATCATCACTTGGTTCAGCGTCAATTGGATCGGGAACAACAGTATATCGCATTTCTCTCTTAGCTGTTGCAATATCAGTACTTGAATAATAATCGACTTGTACCTTACGAATAAGACCATCTGTAGTGTCTGCGATTGGACCAAACAGATATGTTTTGGCAGTAAAATTTAAAGTATAAATCAATGCTCGTCTTGTTGTAAGATCACCTTCGTAATCATCTCTAAATGTTGTACTATTTAAAACAACGGGTATATCTCTTTTTTCTCCAATAGAATCAATTAAATCTATTGTAAGATTGAATGATGGTTGAAAATATGGAAGAATTTGCTCGACTATTTGTAAGGAATCATCATTTAACTTTGTTAAAATATTAAGTTCAAATCCGATATTATATGGAACTGGCATAAAAACTTTTTTCAAATTATTTCCATCAACTGCTTTGAATGTTTGAGTAACATTTGCTTTTCTTACTGGATCATATTCAATACTGATCATTTCAAAAGTCATTCTTGGCAAAGTAATTTCAATTGGTTTATTTAAATTTGGTTGCTGCTCAATACGCGCCAAGAACTTTTGTATAGGGCCATATGCCAAAGGAACTTCTATATCACTAATTACATCATTATTTGAATCTTGATGCCTAATATGAATATCATTAAATAATGATCCAAATGCAATAATAGTTCTTCGTATAATCTGATGATAATAGTAAGTTCCTAACATTAGTATCTACCAAATGGATTTGATTCAGAAAAATCTACGATAAGATCCGCTTCTAGTTGAATTTGATCGTTTTCTTGATATTTATCATATAAAAGATCCATATTGTGAGTTTTTATTGAATATATTGCAGATGAAGCACTACCAACTAGTATTTCTCCAGGATAAAATTCTCCATTATTAATAGAAACTTCTAGAATATTATTGGTTTTATTCCAAGATTTAACTCTTGCTCTAGTTCCAGATGTGGATCCAACAACAATCTCATTAAAAATATATGTACCAATTCCAGTAATAAGTGGAGGTGCATCTATAGTTATTATTGGTGCAGAAGTAAATCCTGCTCCAGCATTAGAGATTAATATTTCAGAAACTTGAGTGTTGGAATTAATTCTTACAATTGCCGATGCCCCAATTGCAGGGCCATCAGTTGGATTAGTAAATACGATATTGGGCGCATATGCATATCCCGTACCACTATTTCCAATACTAATTGTTGTTATTCCACTGTAAACTGTCTCAATAACGCAAGTTGCAGCAGCACCAGATCCTCCTCCACCAGTAATCGTAAGTGTTGGGGGAACTGTGTATCCCAATCCAGTATTTGTTAATAAAATTTCTTTAACCGAATATGATCCACCCTTACTTGTGGTAATGGCAACAGCGGTAGCATTTATTCCACCAGATGGTGCTGTACTAATTGAAACTACAGGAGTTGACTTATATCCATAACCATCATTAATTAAATCTACTTTTCTAACATATCCATTAGTTAATGATGTAGTTGCAGTTGCGCGTACTCCAACTGACATTAATTGTAGAGAAGTTATATAACCTTGTTCTTGAACAGTCTTATCGATTTCTTCGATAGTAGTGTCAATAACTTCATCTTCATATTCAAATAATTCACATTGCAGTTCATAAATGTACAACTTTCCTAATTGATAAAAAGGTTTTTCATGCTCTACAAATTTAACTTCGAATAATCTTTGACCCAGGGGAAAATAAATCAAATCCCCTTCTCTGGGTCTTGATGCCAGTTCAATCTCATTCGGATCCATTGTTTTTAAAAATGGAGCAATAAAATCCTCAAATCTTTCTTTTGAAATTGATAAACTAACATCATCCTTTAAACTCATGCCAAATTTTGTTAGAATATCTCCAGATCCAGAGTATCCATCAAAAGTATTAACATATGCTTCAATTAAAAAATTATCATCAAATCTTGATGATTGAATTTCTTTTAAAATCGTTTGCTTTCTTACAAATTTTCTAGGAATATAAGTTACTTCTATTCCATATATTTTTAATTGCTCATTAATCAACTCTTGAATGAGTCTCTGTTCTCCTGGAGATCCTTGTAAGAAAAAGGGATTAAGTGCCATTATCCAATAAAATCGTATGGTGGAAGTTCATAATCCATAGACATTCTTGACATAATTGTTTCTATTTCTCTTTCTGCATCTTCATATAATTCTCTACCATTTAATTCCAACCCACCAACAAGTTTAGTTCCTCTAAATTTGAGTAAATTTTGTCCCCATTGTCTTTTAATTAATGCAGTAAGATATCTCTTGACAAAACTATCATTATAAACTTTGGTAAAATTATTTGGATCTAAAATTCTATAGCAATCAATAATGAAGAAAGTATCTGGTTTTTGTTGAGTCCAATCTATATCAAGATACATTCTATTTTGTCTTTTATTGAATCTAATTTGCTTATCAGTCTTTAAAAGAAAATCAATATCTTCCAAATATGTTTTAACCATAGCATATTGTAAAAGTTCAACAGAGTTGAAATAATACAAATCATTTAAGAATAATTGATATTTGATACTAAACATTCCTCCAGAAATATCACTAGTATCAAATTTAAATACCTTTTCGATTCCTATAATAGAGTCTGGAACTTGAATAAAATTTGAATTTTCGTAAAAATTATAATTAACTGTACCAATACCACTAATATTTGCTGTTCCTGTGGTAGTTACTATTCCAACACTATTTGTTCCCTGGGCATGACCTCTATTAATATCTTCCTGCGTTATTTTGTATTTGAGATACATTCTTTCCACACCATCAAAGTGCCTCTCCTGGAAGAGTTGTAGGGCATCATCTACGAGATCATCTACTTGATCATCATCAACGTTAATTTCCAGTACAGGGGCACCTAGACGCCTTAGACAGTAATCTACGAGTTCTTGTCTACTTGATGGTTTTGCCATTTAAATATTCTCCTTACTTTGTAACGCCTTCTCTTACAAGAACCATTCCTTCAACTACTCTTGTTTTGATCGATGAGGAATCTATGATCAAAACATCATAAACATATCTACCAGGTTTTATTGCAGATGTTTGAGTTGATCCTAAACTGATAGATATTTGTCCATTTGTTGGTGGACTAGTAATTGATGAAGCAAATGATACAGAGGAAGAACTTCCAGAATATTTTCTCATCTGAGATGAAATAGTATAATTGGTCAAATTCAATGGAGAATTTGTATCAGAATCATCCAGATTAAATGTCTGCTGAAAATCGGCACCAGAGTTAATTATTAAATTGCTAACATATACTGCTGCCATTTACAATAACTTGATCTACTTTTTATTTATATCAGAGTTTACTGCCCAATTCTGTTAAAACTTCTTGCTGTGAAAAATAAAGTTTAATGTATGATTTTGAAATGTTTCTCAAAACCTCAGTATCATTGCAATTGTCAATTTCTCTACATATTTTTTCATATTCAAAAAGTTTTGAAATATTACTCAAATTAATTTTAGATGGATCCATTTTTTTCTAATAATTGTTTTAATAAGGATTTCAATTCATTTACTTCATTCTTTAAATCATTAATTTCTTTTTTCTGATTTTGCCTATTGTTCAATGAATTAACATATTGATTATATGCCAAATCATCATAATTAATTATAGCACCAGAATTTTCATCTCTGTAAAGATTTGGATGTCCTTGAACTGGTATCATAGTTATCTAACAGCAATTGTTCTAAGTTCTTTAATTCTTGGTACATATGCTTGATTAGTTCCCGACATTATAATTTTAATTCTATATCCAACAAATAAATCAAGAGTATTTACTGGATAATGACTAAATTGATATTCTAAAAATTCTCCTTCTTTACTTGCTGGAACTTGAATGTCTGGTTTTCCATTATTTTTTGCTGGATCAATTACATCTAAATATCCATCATTATTATTATCAACTGTTAAATTGTCATATCCAGGGAATAATTCAAACGATTGGGAAATTTCACTAGAATCTGGCCTTGTTAAACTGTATAGAACTCTAATATCTGAGGAAGAATGTCTATATGCGGAGAAAATTACTTTAAGAGAGGATGCTGGTTGAGATAGTGTTACCTGATTGGAAACATATACTGCAATATTAGGATCATCTGTCAAAGAATTGACTCTATTATCATTAACATAATCAGAAACTGGACTATTCAATAAATTATTATTAAATTCGGTAAAAGCAGTATCACAGTAAATAACAGGAGATAAATTATTATCGCTTGTATTTAATTTAATTGCTGTAGTAAATGATTTATTTCTTGGCAGAGTATTTAAATAAGTATCTTCATTTATTTTCGAACAAACTAATCTTGTAGAGTTTAATTTATTTAATTTATTTAATTGAACTGGTTCAAATCCCAAATCTTGGAATGAAGTTTCAGTTCCATCAATACTTGTTCCACTTATTGTTCTGATGGAAGCAGTTGCTGAAGTAACTGATCCAGGAGTGAAAACATTATATGTTGGAGTGACCGAATCATATATGATATTTTCTGTTGCAAGTACTGAAGATCCGCCTAAAGTTTCTTCATTTGTAAATGACAATTGTGGAGCATTTGTTAAAGATCCGTCACTACTTCTATCAATTCCATTTGAGTTCATTTGCACTTCTAAGTGATAACCATTAATATCAATTTTATAATCACTAATATCATGAGTTGTATTGATTCTTCTTAAAGAAACTCCATTTAATTCATACTTATACATTGGAGTGTTAATTTTATATGGAACAGAAAGAGTAGAATCTTGTGCTCTGAACAAGGATCCAAGAGAAGTATTATTGACCGATTGGTATCCAATAATTTCATCATCAATCATAACATATCCAGTATTTGCTGCACTCACTTTAACCCCTTCAAAAGTTCCAAATATTGAAGTATAAGCAGAACCAACACTAATAGTGGAGTCCGTAACAAGTAAAGGTGATGATATTGGAACTGGCGCTATATTTGACATAATATTTTTAATTTTCAATTTATTATTTTTAGCATACATTCCATGATTGAAATGATTGATTTTAACGAAATTTCCAGAATAATTATCTGTTGGTGAATTGCTACTAATAATAGTTGCTGCTGCCGAAACAATAGTTCCATTATTATCATAATATCTTAAAGTTGCACCTTGAGTAAATGATTGTCCCTGAACTCCAGACAGATATAAAGTATCTAATCCCGTAATTGCAGAGACTGTAATTCTTGCTTCTGCTCCAGTACCCCCAGCAGTGGAAGTTACAATACCAACAACATCACCAACAGAATAACCATTTCCACGATTTACAGCAGTTATTCCAGTAATTGCACCATTCGATGCAGTAATATTTAAAGTAAGACCTGATCCACTACCAGTATAATTGAATGTAGAAACATTAGAATTGGTTACATATCCATGTCCAGATGTAGTTAAACCTACAGTAGAAACTGAACTACCAGTACCAACAATATATCCATAATTATATGTTTTAGTGCTTTCAGATACTCTTCTTCCTGCAGTTAAAATTCCAATTACACCAGCATCAGTAGTTGTTGTAATTCCAAGAGTAGTTTTTCTTGGATAAGTTGTTACTGGATTATTATTTAATTTTTTAATATAATCATTACTTACATCAAGATTTGGATTATAAAAAGTTGCTGTTCCTGAAGTTGGGACAAATTGTGCTTTATAAAGTTTGAATTTCAAATCTTGGGAATCATCTCCAGTCCATTCTGAACCATTTTGAGATTTATAAAGTCTCCCCATTGCAAACTGTTGATTATATTGGACACTTTGGGGATTTGTTAATGTTGATGAGTTTAAAGTAAACTCTCCCATTCTAGCAGTTAATAATTCATAACTATTACTTTGGGCAGATATAATAACAATTGCATATTGTGCTCCACCTTGTAGATAAATTGGGTTATCAAATACCACTTTAGTAGCTACTGGAGTCAATGAAACTACTACATCATTACCATTTTTATCTTTTTCTTTTATTATATTTGTTGCAATATTAATATCACTTGGTGAAAGAACTTTAGGAGTTCCTAAAATTGTTCTAGTTGGAGTTCCCAATTCTACAGTTCTAATTTCAACTGTAACTGGACAATTTCCACTATCTTTACTTGCAAAAAATAAATCAACTGCTGTTACGAAAGCACCATTTTCATCACTATTGTATCCATTTGCATTTGGAGCTTCTCCTGGATTTCCACCAACAGTAAATGATTGTGCAAGTGGATCAACATAATAAAGAGTATCTTGCTTGGTTATATTGAGTTGTTTTAGTTCAACAACTCCTGTTGACTTGTATTTTGTTTCTGCAGTAGATATTAATGCACTTCCTGGCAATGGAGTTGCATTTGTTGAACTTGAAGTAAGTGTATATGTTTTAGTTCCAGTGCCAATTCTAACTGTTGGTACTGGATTGGTATTTGGATCCCTTAGGAAAAATGTTCCAATCAAATCTCCATAATTATCCGAAATAAGTCTCAAATCTTTAACATAAGCAACCGCTCCACTTGTTTGTCCAACAAGTTTCATTCCTGTTACTAAATAACCACCATATTTCCCCTGTGCCTCTTCTGAAAGGCTATATGTATCAATATTTAAAACTTTAGAAGAAGCACTATATGATGAAGATAAATTTTCTGATACAACATAGGGATTTATATTATATGTTTTTGATGGACTATTAAATGGCCCATACTTATGATTTGCAGTAGCGACTCTAAAATTAATCAGTTGTGTGATATGCCCAGAATTAGATGAAACTGATCCAATAACAGTTTCTCCAACTTGGAATGCTACAGATGATCCATAATTTTGAAGAGTAGAATCTGAAGCAATTTCAATCAATTTTGGAACAAAATCCACTGCACTATTGCCATCAAAAAACTGGTAGAATTTGGTAAGTGGTTTTAGGTTTGATGCAGAAAATTGAGTATTTCTGGATCTCATATACAATTCATTACTACTAGATACGAGAATATCTCTTTTTGTGATATTAGTCTTTCTACCAACAAATACACTACCACCTCCTACTCTTATTGATCCAAGATTAATAATTTTATCATCAAGTTTAATGGTTCTAATCCAATTATCACTATTTGGTGATAAAAGAATAGTTCCAGAATAGTTAATAACATGGAAAGGGTTCACATTTTCTACACGAGTAGCTAAAGCTTGCTCAATCCAACCAACTTCATTATATTTGAGAGTTATTTGATTTCCAGTTTTTTGAACATTTTGATCTAAAAGTGTAAAATTTGTATTTAAATCAAGATTTTCTGCAGTTATATTTTGTGCTGGTGCAATTTGACTTTTTAAACTATTTTTAGAAATAATAGGTATTAGTTCTTGTGCATCAGGATCTACTTGAACAGACGAATAATCTGCGTCAATTAATGATGAATTTTTAAAATCATCCACGAAAAATCCAGTTTTAAATCTGTTAAGACCATTTGCATCTTGAATTTGCAAAGTTTGTGTGCTCAATTCTAGCAATGAAAGTGAAGTAACCTTTTCTAAAGTTTCTACCCTATCTTCAATTGAACCAATATCTCTCATGGTATATCTTTTATTATCCACAAGTGAAATTGTCGCTTGTTGTGGATAATAAAGATATGGAGGTAAAGTAATGGTGGCGAGATCCATCACCTCACTAATTTTTGTTGGTACTTTTGGTGTTGCCGAAGAAATTCCCTTATCAACAACCAAATTTCCAAATTTATCAAGATAAACTCTATCAATTCTTCCTAAGTAATAATCGTAACCAATAAATGAACTTTCATTTGGTGAAAGAATTAATTTAGGATCAGAATTAAAATTAGAAGTTCTTGATGAAAAATCAAAAGGTGAAGATGTTGTACTAGAAAATACTGATAATCTTGGTCTAAAATCTAAAGTATCTGATGCTCTTACCTTATTTTGACCTATTTCTGGAATATCGTAATGAAATCTAGATTTATCATAACTTAAAACGGTAAAAACATCTCCACTATCTGTAGAATCTACAGAATAATAATCAAATACAATTAAAAGTTTTTTTGCCGGCTCTGCTGTATTTTGATTTCTAATAATTCTTGAATAATCATAATATTGATCTTTTTGCCCTTTATCTAATGAAAAATTATTAGTTAAATTTTTATATTTTCCTACAGTAATAGATTGTATTTGAGTTGTAATATTTGATTCCTCAAATGTTACATCCTCATATTGAATAAATGAATTATTATTTAAATATACAATTCCCAATTTGTCCGTTTCTGGTTTTGAAACAACTCTAGCGAGTGCTTTATTATTACTACCAAGTATATTTTCACCAATAATTGCATTTGCAGATACATTTGCAGTTGCACTAAAAGTAATTATATCCAATACTGGAGTATTAGTGTCCAGAGATTCATAAATTGCAACTATATTTGCAACATCTGAATATTTTAAACAAATTTCTTTATCTTGAACTCTTAATCCATAAAATTGATTATAGGTCAATCCATCATTTATAGAGCTATTTGTGTTAATTCCTGATTGGGGATATTTGGATAGGGATACATCAATTGATGCACTTCTATTATATTTCTTTATTTTGCTTTGAACTCCATTCTTAATTAATGTCGTATTAACAACAACATTTGATTCATTTGGATTTAATCCATTGATTGTTAAAGTATTTCCACTAAGAGAAACCTGATCAGAAGTTACGGTAGCAATTCCGCCTGTTGAATATGATACAGAATATCTTCCAACATTAAATGGTTCAAAAAATGCACTAGAAATTCCCGCAATTTGCGATGAAGTAATATTCAATATGCCTGATGCGTCTGTCGTTTCTCCAACAATTTGTTGAGTTACTACTAAATTTGAATCTGTTAAATTGACTGAAGATATATTCGAATTTGGTAATTGTGCATATAAAGAGGCATGTTCATTATTTCTTATTTTTGGTATTCCAAGTGAAAATGATATTTGTGATAATTGGGAAGGTGGTAAAGACCCATCACAAACTCCAGTAACTGAAGTGACAGCACCAATTATCATTGATGATCCACTGGGATCAATAGATAAAACTCTATTATACGTTTCTGTAGTAGAACTAGTTTTTTGATAGCGAATTATGGAGTTTGTTGATATACCAGTAAAATATTTTCCAGAACTTACTGTGCTTATTCCAGCACTACTTGCTGAAATTGTAACCTGATCAATTGCACTAAATCCTGTCGCTGTTTGTTTGTCTAATTGAGAATCTGCAATAAATGCAGAAGGGAACCCATTTGGAGCATCTGATGCTTGGTAAACTGATTTAATATCTGCAGAAGTATAATTTGTTATAAATGCTACAGTTCTTGGTGTGGTCTCTATACCATTAATTATCAAAGATTCCCCAACAATAAATCTACCAGAAGTTTGTCTCAAATTAACTACAGTTGAATTTCCACCAGCGGATACTGCATATCCACTTGCTCCACTACTTTTACCCTCCACAAATGAAGTTATAGGCAGATCTGTACTGGAAATACTTTGATTTAGGGTTAATTTGGTATATGTTTGTATATCATACAAATATAAATCCCAATTAGTTGCAGCATTATTATAGACTGAATCGGTCAGTTTAAAAATATAAACTCTTGCATCTCCAATTTTTGCTCCATTTGGAGTACTATTTGAATTTTTTCTTTGATCGTATAGATCAATAGTTCCTTTAATTTTTGGAGTTCCTGAAATATTATTAACTCTAAGAATATTTCCCATATTAAATGGGATATTTGTATTTTCTACAGTTTTAGTATCTCTTGGTTTTTGTACATCAATTATAGTTGTTCCAATTTTTTCAATATCATATCCCCTGACATATGCCTTACCTGGGGAAAATTTAACGCACATTAAATCATCGGAAGGAGTATTTCCTTGATCAGTTTTTTCATTATCAAAAAATAATCCATTATTACCCAATCTATCATTTAAAGAATCTTCAACTGAAATAGTAAATGGATTTACTACATAATCGCCAGATTCATCGTAAGTTCTTTGAGCTAAATAATCCCTTATAACATTATATTGAGTTTTTGTTTGAATTTTTTTAATTTCACCGTTTGAAACTTGCAACAACTCAACAAAATCAACATTGTTAGTATCAGTTAAAAGTTTTTTGGTTAAAGTAAGTGTAATTTTAAGTCTGTCTGCACCTGGGGCAGCATAATTGGTAAATCCTTTCGCATTGTCATATAATGAAGAATCATCTTTGGAAGTTATAATTTCTTCATTAATTTGGAGACCAACTTTATATGAAGGTCTATTTTCATAGTAATCAAGAATAATTGTTTGCTTGCTTACACTTACAAAATATCCTCTAATAAAATAAATTCCATCATCAATAGATGCTGATGATCCTATCGCAGTTGAATTAGATGATATAAGTGTTGCAAATGTTGTTCCAGAATTAATTGTAGTGTTTCCATAAACTATACTTTCATTCGATGACAATGCTTCACCATCATAAAATGAACTAATTTCATTATTTTTGTCAGAATCTAAGTATTTTACATATATTGTTAAATCTTCTATATCGTCATTAGGCAATTGTACATATTGCACAATCGCAGTTACTCCAGATACTTGTCCTGTTATTTTTTTCCCAATATATTGATCAACATATAGTGATATATCAACCCCAAAATTAGTTGGATTTAATTTTACGGCATAAAACTGAGAATCATATGTTGTTGCACCAGAAATTATTGCTGATCCATCTTTAAAAATATTTTTACCAAAAGATTCTACCTGATTTTGTAGAATTGACTGTAAAGTAGTTAATTCTCTAGCTTGAATTGGACGACCTGGATTAAATAGTACTTTATAAAAATCATTAGATGAATTAAAATCATCATAATATGGACTTACATTGAGATTGGTTTTTTGTGCCATTTTTTAAAATTCCAGGATAATTTTAACGTCTTCTTTTTGTCTAGAATTTCTTGCGATTAGAGGTCTATTATCGATGTAGATAATATCGCCAGATGATTTATTTATCTCAGGATTTGCTAAACCATTTGTAAAGACCACACCTAAACTTATAATTTTATTTCCTACAGTTTTAGTATTAGTATTCAATGTAGTGTCAATAGTTGCAGAAAATCCACTTGTCTGGCAAGAAATTCCATAATTTGATTGAAAACTTAAAACATTTGCAGATGTGCTAACAGATTTATAATCAGTTTGATCCAAATACTGAGCATCTGGGTTAAAATATAAAGATCTATCTTGGATATATTTTATTACCTTAGTTTCACTATCATAAGAAGCAACATATCCAACCGCTGTACCAACTCCAGTAATTGTTTGAGTAATTTTTTCTCCAATAATCGGTGTTATACTAGTATTAGTGATACTACTTAATCCCACAGAATATAATGAAGAATATTGATTATCTGTAAAGATTGCGGTGGATCCAAAGGATGTTGGATTTTTTAATATTCCAATCTGGGCAAATTGTGTATTGACTGGGAAATCATTAGTTGAATCGTCAAATCTAGCATAAACTAAAATTCTATCAGCACCAAGTTCTTTATATAAATCATAACCATGTCCCTTCGAGGGTGGAATAATTGGTATTAATTTTCCTGCCTGCCCTGCATTTACACTAATACTTCCAAGATCAACCATTCCATATGTATAATTTTGACCTCCAGAAGAAACAATGGCATTGGTTATTTGCCCACTTGAATTGACATCAACTGAAACTTTTGCTCCAGTTCCA